TCCCAATCTCTAAGTTCAATATTCTTGTCCTCTTTATACCAATCTCTTACCAAACTCCAACAATCAGTAACACCCCAGACCCAAGGTCTACCTAATAAAGGAGGTTTATATCCACATGGTTCGCAATACCCCCATTGTTCTGTTTTTGGATTAACAATATGCCACGGAAGATTACTTTGTTCACAGCTAATTTTATCTGCCTGACTAGGAGTTGGAGGTGTTACAGGGTGGCTATGAACAACGGCTGTTATCTCTCCTGTATTATCTGCATTTATATAATCTTCTGGATCAATAATAAAACATTGATGATCTGTCATTGAAAGATTACGACAGGGATAATACTTTTCCTTGCCTTTTATATTTAAAAGCAAGCCACAAGATTCTTTGGGATCTTCTCGTTGGGCATGAAGTAATGCTTTATATTTCCAACTCATGCTATAAACGTACCAATTGAAGGAAACTCTGTTCTAGTACATTGTCTTTTTGGCGCACGAACACCAGCAAGATCAAACACTGCTGCAAGTTCAAAAGAAACAACTTCTCTATTTTCTGCTGATTTTCTATCAATTTTATAAATCTCTTGAGGAAATTCTGCTGTAGGATCTGGTGTACCTAGTGGATTTACCTGTTGAGTTGTAGTGGTTGTAGTATCTTGAGTCGTTGTATTTGGATCGTTCATCGTAATTGTATTCCCCATTCCATTTCCATGAACTGTACAATAATACCTCAAATCATTTGGAGCAGAAGGATATGCTGGCTGATAAGTAACTGTAGCTCCTGCATTTCCAGCAGTTCCAGATACAGTTGTTGTCTGTGATCCTCCAGCATCAGATTTTATTGCTAAAGGATGTCCACTGTTTGAAGAATCTGATTGGTCAAAGATATAAGTTGAACCACGTTTCATTGTAATTACAGGATTATTTACACCATTTATTCTAAAAATATTTCCGCTTCCAGGATTATAAACAGTAACGGTATAAGTTACAGTTTCAGCATCAGCAGGATCAGCAATCGTTGTTGTAGTCGTAGTGCTGGTTGTTGTTACAGGAAAGTTAACAGCATCAAGATAACGTGCCAAAGTTCTAATCCTTGTCACAGTAGCTCCTGTTAGATCATTTCCTGTAGTCACAGCATTTACATTTAACAAAATAGCTGTAATAGTTCCAAGAGCATTACTAACAGTTAAAGTGGGTCTGGGAAGTTGACCTTTTCTAAAAGCAAAACCTTCTGCTTGTATTGGCATCTTTATATAACTATTACCAGCCCAGATAATATCTCCGTTAGCATTTAAACTCGTTCCATTATGGAATCTATAAGTCTGTGCAGAACCGTGCAGAGTTGCATCGGTAGTTATTGTAAATAATTCAATTACTGCTGAAGGATTGATCTTTTGTAGATCAGTAATAATAGGAGCAGTACTCATGGTTCAAATACTTCTCTAAATGTTGTCTGGATCGTTGCTCTATTGTTATATGGTATAGATTTCGACCAAGTTTCGCAAACAAATTTCTGTGCAGCAGCTTCTCCAGGTGCGGTAAAATCAAAGCTATCACTGTCGTTTGCACGAGCATCAAGGAAGGTTTCTATTTCATCTGCTTGCGTTTCTGAGACTTCAAATGTAAAGTTATAAACTTTTGGATTCTGATGTTCTGCTAATCCAAATAAAATTCTGTGCTCAAACCCATCAGCAAAACGAATAGTTCTGGTATTTGGTGCGGATCTTTTTTGCTGCCCGTATTTAGGTGTTATTGAGGGAAACGTGGCCATTATGCAAGTAGTCCTCCCGGTCTTTGTTGCTCTATTATTTCAGATTGTACTGCAACTGAGATAAGACGACCAAGTTCTCTTCCCTGTGCTTCATCTCCTTCAACAGCAGAACCAGAAGCATCTACATTTACTACTACGTTTGTAGAGCCTCCTAACTGATTATTTGGAACTATAGTTCCTGCCCTATCAGGTACAAATAATTCTGGTCCTTTTTCTCCTACGATTGAAGCCCTGCCTACAGGTGGTCTGCCTCCATTTGCAAATCCAGGAATACCTATACCACCTAAAAAAGCATTAACGCCAAACTGAATAAGTGATCTTTGTATCTGTGCAAATACACTACGAGCAACATCTCCAAGTGTTTTGGTTCCGTTTATTGCACCTTCTATGGCATCTACTAATCCAGTTTCTATACTGCTGGCAATACTGTCGTATAAATCTTTTACCTTTTGTATTTCTTCCTGTTCTTTAGCTAAAACATCTAACTCGTCTAATTTTGCTTTTATTTGATCTCTAGTTACATCTGTAGTACCTTTCATAATTTCTTGTATTCTCATTTCAGTCTCAAACTCTTTTTCTGAAAGTTGATTTTTTAATGTAGCTTTTTCAATCTCTGCATCTAAATCCGCCAAGCGATCTATACCTAGTTGTGCTTCTGCTGTTAACTTTTTACCAGATTTACCCTTGGAAATAACATTTGGTGTCTGTTGAAATCTTTTCAACATTTCTTCCATTATTGCTGTTGTAATCGGTCCAGAACTTCTACCTCTTGTTCCTCTTAATTCTTTTAATTGTTCTTCAAAAAGTTCTTTCTGTGATCCTTTTAATCCCTTTCTAAACTCTCTAAATTGTCCTGCCGTTGCATCGGCAGATAAACTTTTGTTTAAAAATTGCAGTAAATCCGTTAAAGGACCAGCTATAAACGCATCAAATTTAGTCTTTAATATTCCCATAAGTCTATTAAATTCACTAGATACCTCATTTAGTTTTCTTAGATTTTCTACTCCTTTACTGCCTACTATTTGCTGGTATTCATTAGATAATAAATTATTTAACTGCTGTACTTTTCCCTGTCTTTCTAGTTGACGAGCCAGTTCTTCGGTTTCGTTTGATGTGAATAAAGATCGCTCTCTTGCAAGTTCTAACTTTCCATTCAAAGTACCCATCTTCTTTGCCGTTTCAAGAGATGCTTGACCAATTTGTTGTAACTGAGAAACTAATGCGGTAGCTGCAATAGAACCAGCAAAACCACCACCAGGACTAAGTGCTTCACCGATTCCACCGCCAATAGCGCCTGGTATAGCTTGTCCTAAACCACCTCCAAACAACAAAGGAAAACCACCACCAATAGCAGCACTTTTTATAATTCCTTCTCTTCTACTCTTATTTAATCTTGTTTGCTTTTCTTTTTCCCTAGCTATTCTTTTTTCTTCAGCAACCCTTTCTTTTGCTAAACGTAAATTTTCAGCATCTTGTAAATTTAATAACTGTGCTTCGTTTACTAAATTTTTTGCAGTCCTAAATTTTCCAGCTTTTGCTAATTGTTCTGCTTTGTCTAATTTATTTCTTCTCTCGGCTGTTTGTAGTCCGAATCTATCTAACTCATTTAGTTTATTTCTGGTGCTTTCAATAGATTTTAATACTGTTAATTCTCTTCCTCTTTTAAATATAGGATCCTTTTTATTTCTCTCTTTAGCTTCCTTTTCAAACTTCTTTAACTTACCTTTTAATTGGTTAAGTTCCTGCTCAAACTGTTGAGCATCCAGCTTGATATTAACCTCATAAACAGCATCGGCCATCTAATTATGTCGTTTAAGTTTGGATTCTTTTTCTATTCTGTCATATTCTGCCTTTTCTCGCTCACTTTTTAACTGTAAATATGAACTCCAATATATCAATTCCTCATAAGTTACCTTATTCCTAAAATCTTGCAGAGTATAACCTAACTTTTCACATAAGAAAAATTGTAAAAATAAATTGTTATCTTCATCAAGGTGCGCTTTTTGAGTTTACGGTATCTACCTCCTCCTCTACTCCTTGCATTTTTAGCATCAAATCAGTGAGAACAGTTAAAGGTATTTCTCTTCTTAATGAAGCACGATCTCCTTCGTTAAACAACCTATTACCATTTTCATCTTCTGCTTTATTCATTATTACTTGTAAAGCATATTCTAAACTTTCAGTATCATTAGCTTTGTTCATTCCAGCAAGTGTTTTATATATTGCCTCTCTATCTGCAATAGTTAAGGGCTTCCAATATATTTCTAAAATCACTACATCTTCTTTTTTAATAATGTAACGACTGCGGTTGTCGATACAAAATGCTTCTTTTAGCTTGTCAATAGCTCTTTTGTCAGCCATAAATTAATTTTTCTGTACTACTATAATATAGCTTAGGATTGCTTATCTGTCTTGAAACCAGCAGATAAAAAACCTTTAGTTATATCAGTTTTAAGAAATTGATTGTGCTCCGTATATACCTTATACCAATTTGGGTTGCGGTCCCTAGAACTTAATTTATGTTCTTTTCCATGCTCCTCATAAGTTACTGGATTTCCTTGTATATCGGGCATTTTAGCATTAGGTCTATTTACAGCAAAACCAGCATATTTAGCTTCGTTTCCTATATATACATCGTTACCTAAACCTACTGGTGGAACATTAGGTAAACCCGGTAATCTACCTGTTTTTCCTGGGTAGTCGATAACTTCCATAGGAGTTCCTGCTCCACCTGTTGTTCTTTGTGCTTTACTACTTGGAGGAGAACATTGAATTTCATTATTATTTTTTCTGTCATTAAATTGACTCGGTAATTGTTGATCTTTACGCTCTCTTGTTTTATCTTTCGTTGGTTTTACAGGACTTGTAGATATTTTCCAACTTTGTGCAAAATGCCCTGACCACCACGGACCATCGCTTTGAAGTCCGTAAACTATTCTTGCTGCTGCGTTTGATCTAGCAACTTCAGCTATTTGCCGTATATCATCTGGTAATTGTGTGATAGGTCTACGTTTTTTAACCATTGGCACTAAAGTTGCAACTTACAACACTAAGAAAGTGGCTATCCCCTTCTGTAGTTACTGCTGTAGGTCCTACAATTTGTGAAACTCTTGGAGTTACTGAAAATGTATCAGTATAATCCGAAGCATTAACGGAAGTAAGACCTGTAATTACCGATTCTGATATTGCAGATGCCACAGCAGATCCTTTGTGAGGAGGAGTCATTACACCACATCTAACTGAACCTTGATAATAAGTTTGGGCTGCTCCCTGTGGTTGTGCAGTGGCTTGATTAAAGTTGATATTTACCATTACATATTTTTTATTTTTTCCTGGAGTCGTAAAAGGCATATTATCAAATACAACTGTAACT